ATATATGGCAAATAAAAAATAATAAAACATGGAAGGAATAAATCCTTCCATGTTAACTGTATTTATTCTTCTGGATTAAAATACTTATATTCTCTTCCTGATTTAAAAGTACCCTCTTCAAATTTTTGAGCTATTTTATCTAATTCAGGTTTAATAAAATCTTCAACTTGAGCTTCAAAGTCTAACGGAGGACGATTATTATATTTTTTTAACAATTGACGAGTAGCTTTTTCTCGCAATTCAGATCCTTTATTCATTAATCTTAAATTATGAATAACGGCACGTTTCGCATTATCTGATTGAGTTACGGTTGGAACAGTAGAAAGAAAGGCTTTAAGATCTTGGTCGGTCAATCTATTTCCGAATATGTCTTTAGCTGTTTTAATAAAATCATTGCTTAATTTTTCAAACTCTTGTGATTCAGCAGACAATAACGATCCTAAATCAACACCATATCCTCCAAGCTTTAAAGCTTTTAATCCTGCAGCAAATAAAGGTGCATTAAGTTTGCGACTATCGATCAACTTTTCCATTCTATTCAAACGAAGATCATTTTCTTTTGCTGATTTTGCCTTATTCTGAACTTCTTTAATATAAGGATAAACTTCTTTATTGATTATTTTCTGTTCTTCATGCGCTCTTTTTTTAGCTTCTTTATCTTCAAATAAAGGTGCCCCTTTTTCAATAGATACTTTTTCACTGATGCCTTTTGGTCCTTCACTTATTTCAACTCTTTCACTAGGAGCATACTCCTGAGGCGCAAATTCCTGTTGTTGCTGTGGAGCTTGTTGATATGCACCTTGACCAAGACTTTGTAATATATTATTAAAATGACTAGGATCAACTTCTCGAATATGAGTTAATAACTCGGATGCTTGTGGAGTAAAACCTGAACGTTGATAAAGATCCATTTCTTTTTGTCTTTGAATCTCTTTAGTTTTATTTTCAACAAGTCCCATAAGACCTGATCCTATACCCCTAAAAAAATCACCGCCACTTGTACTCGGAGATCTTCCAATATTATTTAAATATTCCATAATAATTCCTACATTTATATTTGATACTTAGGTGACTCAGTGTAACTATATGGTTCATTAAAAGCATTTTGTTTAGCAGCTCTATTAGCCCCTATTTGCTGTAACCAGCTTCCTGCTTGATTTATAAATTCAGGATTACTTAATAAAGATCCTAGTTGACCTCCTAACTGAGCTCCAAAAGTAGGTTGTTGTTGACCCATTCCGCCAAATCCTAAACCCGAAGAACCATACTCTGGCTGAAGACCTAACTCTAAAGCACGCAATCCTCTATTCTTTTCTTCACCTTGTTGCTGAAAGCCTAATGCTCTTAATCTACTTTCAGCATCAGTTTGGGCTCTTGCTAGCGCTCTATTAAAAGCACCTGACTGCAATGTTCCTGAAGCAGAAAATCTTGATGCAATAGAAGGAACCGTTTCATTTCTAAATTTTCTAACCTCTTCATTTGCAACATCCTGCAATGAATAAGGATTATTTTGCAACTGATTCATTCCAAATTGTCTCAATGCGCCCATTGCTTGCATTTGAGGTTGGCTATATTTAGCAAAACGAGGATCATTGCTCGTCGCACCATACTGAGAAAATCCTTGCTGTATCTCAGGATACTGAACCATTAAAGATTTTAATTCAGCTTCCTCTTGAGGGGACCTGGTATCTTTTTGTTGTAATGCAACCGCTTTTTCAACTGCTTTTTTTGCTTGTTTTTTACCAACTCTATTTGCAATAGAATCATAAACTTTTCCAAAAACAGTTGCACCGGCCGCTAAAAGCCCTGCAATAACTATAGGTGCTGGCATAAAATTCCTTTCTATATTTATATTACGTAATATATGGTATAGCGTAAAAATATTAAACTAAAAAAACAAGAGAAGGTTATATATGGCATCTCCAAGAACCGGTTATTTTATTCCGACTACATTTGCATGGGAAATCGATGCAACCCGAGACTTACAAATTGATCCACAACTAAAAGAATTAATAGTAAAACTATATCAACATATAAATATTATTTCCCTTGCTGTTAACGCTAAAGATACAGGATATTATCCGATCGAAGAATTTGTTAATGGACAACAATTCTTTCCTAATCCTGCTCTAAACTCAAGCACCTCTCAAACACCAACGCCACGACAAGTATTTAGAAAAGTAATTAATTTTGGAGCGTTGCCCAATACTACAACAAAAAGCGTGGCTCATGATATAGACATTAAATCAAATTTCACTATTACTCGGCTATACGCAGCAGCAACTAATCCATCAACTTCATTTATTCCTATTCCATTTGCAAGCCCAACAGCATTAGCTGACAACATCCAGCTTGATATGGATGCAACTAACGTAAACATAACAACTGGAAAAGATCAAACCGCCTACACTACGTGTTACGTCGTGATTGAATTAATCAAGCAATAACAGTATCATTGTAATAATATTTCGAAATCTTCCTTTTGTTTCGAGATTATGGATAAATCATGGATATAGTTTTGATATTCTATATCCATGATAATTTATTTAGTACAGTTTCCAGAATTATTTTTAATTCCATATATACCACCTAATGAGGTTGTAACGGTTACAACAGCAGTAGTAATAGCTGTAATTAAAGCTGTAGATTTCTTAGAAAACATTCCATCTATTTTTTTAGATTTTTTATTTATTTCAAACTCTTTTTCTTCAAATGCCTTTTGAACTGCTGTTAAAATAACCTCATCTAAATCTGAACGAGGAGTATTTTTAACAGAGTCAGGCTTTTTTACCCAACTTCGTATTACTTTTTTAGGAGAAGCAGAAGAATCCTCATCATTGTCACTTTCAGGAGAAGAAGCAACCTCCTTAATAACAGAAACTAAATGAGGCTTGATATACCTAGCAATATCAGAATCAGTTCTTTTCATAAAAGCAGACAATGCTAAATCAGATAACTCCTCTTCACTTTGCACAGATACTGATAACTGAGTTCCTATTGCAGCAGGTGCATCATCGTCACCATTATTATCTAATGATAACGCCGTAGGTTCATGTAATACTTTTAAATGCTTATTTTTATGCATACTAGAACATATACACGACATAAATAACATAACTACAAATAAAAACATTTCATAATCCTTATTTTAAAATTATTGAAGTCTGGAAGCCGTAGGCGTTGAATTTATAATCATAGAATGAAGTTGAAAATCAGATTCTGCTATATCCACATTTCTAGATTGATCATAATTCAAGTAAAAATGAAATTGAATATATTCACCTTCTGCCAAGAAATAAACAGGATGCCATAATCTTTCTTGTTGATCCTCAAAAGGAACTAATGCATATGGCGAAGTCTCTAAAATGCTAGTACCAACCATAGCCTGAGGACCATTGTTTTGAGTCAACATAGAATAATCAGAAGAAGATATAAGAAAATCAACTACACATTGACCAGCATCCGTAGAATCAACCAAGAAATCAACCTTAGAAATATAAGCATTACGACCTTGTTCAGCATAAAAATTAAACTGTTTAGTCTTAAAATCTATTGGAGTAACTCTTGTTAAAGTTCCACCACCTGTATAAGTACCTGTTGCCGTTGTATATAAAATATCCAATATGACTGTATTAGCATCAGTTACTGATGCTACCTGAAATATTTGGTCATTTAAATCAGTAACACCCTGACAATTAGTAATTTTCACATAATCACCAACTGATAAATTATGATTAACCGCTGAAACGGTAGCAATAAATCCAGAAGTATACGTTAAATTAGTAATCTGAATAGCTGGACAATTAGAAGAAAGATCAGGATTAACAATAAAAGTATAACCCTCTTGATTTCCAGCAATAACATTTCTGAATTTAGCTTGAAGAAGAGCTGACACCCATGGTAAATTTGCATCTTGCCAAGACGTATTCATATTTTGCCATTGATAACCAGGTAAATTACCACTTACGGTATTCTGAAAATATCCAAAAGTAGTAATAGAATCATCGTTAAATCCCCAACTTCCTGTTTTGTAATTATAAGTTAAAACTCTATTACAAAAAGGAAAATCCGAAGATTGATTTTCTGATGGAAATGTCCAATAAACCATCTCAGTATAATAATCACGAATACCAGCTACGCGCTCAATTCCATTATTATCATTATGTATTCTAAATACTTCATCAGGAATCTTGCTATCAATACGCTCTACGTTATAACCAGTACAACCATGAATACCAACATTTCCAACTCCAAGAACTACTTTATCAAAAGGAACTTGAGAAAATGTAGATTCAGCACCAAGCTCAGTATTAATTTGTTGCCACACAAAAGGATCAACCTGATTACCTCTAAATACAAGTTCCCAAGTGCTTGATTCAAAATAAACAATAAGACGATCCTTAAGAAATTGAGCAGTAATAATAGCTTCTTTAGTTGGAGCATCAAGGAAGTCACCACCAGCTCCTGTATCGTCATAAAAAGCTGCTACATCCGTAGGATCTCCAACCCATGACCAACGAGCTCTATTAACATAAGTAGCATTAGTTCCAGGTCCAGCCCCTGTATTTTCTACAACATTCAAAAGAACTAATCTATCATGAAACGGAACTATAATACGAGCACTTAAAATAGTACTTGTAGCAGTTCCTGAATCAAATCCAGGATTAAACGCAGTCCAAGTAGTTCCATTATAATAATACATCTTATCTGAATCATTTAGAGTAGTTCCTGTATTATAATTAGTCACAAAAAACAAAATGTTTGCAGCAGAAGAACCACGCCAATTAGTACCCCAAAAGAAATCAGAATTACTTCCTGTGAATAAAACTGAACCAACTGCGGGAGGAATACCACCAGCTATATCCCATCCATTAGATCCAAATTGATAAGCAAACTGAGTATCAAATGCGATTGTTTGCTCATCACTAATAGATGCTTGCTCATAAGAAGAAAGACCCATTACTGGCTGAGCAGGATAAAAATAAACATCAGTAGTAGCATTCGACCCTACTATATTATACGCACCCGTAGTTGTATTATAGGTATATGTAGTAGCCGATCCAGTCTTAAGCATATTAGCAGGAGTTCCTGTTTGATAAACAGTAAAAAACTCATTTCCGCAAGAAAATGCTTGCCCTATACCAAATATTGCTCCAGGAACAGTACCAGCCAAAGTACCAGATCCATTAGTTGTTCCCAATTTAATTTTTAAACGTGATTGTATCTGCTCAAGACCGCTAATTTGCGCATCCGTTCCACGCATTAATTGGCCACCAAATCTTTTTCTTACACGACCACGAAACACATACGCATTATTTAATTCAGCAAAAGCATCATCAGGAATAGCATAGGGCTTTAAATCGCTTTGAAGACCAGATCCTGAGACCTGACCAATATAAAATCTATTTATTCCTGCCATATTATATTCCCATCACCCAATAAATAATTGATGTAGTTCCAGAATAATTAGCACAATAAGCATTAAAATTACCAGTTGTATTATCAGCAACTGTTCTTTGGCCACAATTAAAATTAACCGCAGTCCCTGTATCTTGAGGAGTAACCATAACTCTAAACACTCTTGAAAAGTTAGGCCCCCCAGAAGTTGCAGTAGGAGTTATAGAAACTGTAGCAGCATTTGCTGAAACACGACCCCATTTAAGCAATAACCCACTAGGTAAGTAGGTCCATCCATTATCACAAGACGCAGCAGCATTATTACTCATCTTTGATGCTGTAAAAGGAACCTCTGATAGTCCAGCCGTAGTTTGCTTATGAACCCATAGTTCATTAGTAGACGTTGTTGCATAATCTAACATGTATACATAATCAGTATTAGCTGAAAATGAAGGAGCTGCGCTTTGTAATGAAAATGCACCGTATCCATTACCCCAAGGAGCTAATGCTTGGAAGTTTGCATTAATAATAGGCTGAGATTGAGAAATTAACTGTGATGAAGTTGGTACGTTAGAAACGTAAGCCATTTTATACCTTTCTTATATATGTTTCCAAATTCTACGCGCAACTATATTGCTTATTTGACTACTAGAAACTTTAACACGTTTCTGTATTTCTTTTTGCGAATATCCCTCGGACCACATTTTTCTAATTTTATAAACTTGTAACGAACCTAGTTTAGAATATTGGCGATCTTTATCTACCATATCCAACATATTTTGTTGATGATCACCGAGCCATAAATGATCTGGATTGACACATGCAGAAACATCACAAGAATGACAAACTAATTTATCACCTATTTCACCTTTAAATAATTTATAAGAGACTCTGTGGGAAGAATCTGCTTTAATTCCTCTAAATGAAAATTTTCCATATTTTTTATTAAAAGCACCAATCCAAATCCAACATGAATTTTGCTTATCTACATAAAATAAAAATCTGCACTCATCGGAACAAAATGCCTTAGCATATTTTTTAATACATAATTTATTACAAGTTAAGCAAGGGTAATACTTTCTACCCTTGCTTAACCAATATTTGCGACAATATTCTTTTTTTTTAAGATTATTCTTATTTGTTGAAGTTACTATCTTGCTTCTACAAGGTTTACATACATAACTGTAACGCAATTTACCATTTCTGTATCCCATAGAAGATGTATTATGAATATTTAATTCACAAAAGCATTGAGTACAAAGTCTATTAAGATTCACTAAAATTGACCTCCGCTCCCACCTGAAAACCAGCCTGCGCCATAAGCTCCAGACGCACCTAATTGTTCAGTATAAATCGTAGAAGTTCTTTGATTAGTTTGCTGCACAATAGTTCTACGATTGACTAGATTCATTTGATTTCTAAACTCTGGCATAATCAATTGAACACTTTCCATATCCATTCTATCTTGAAAAATTTTAATTGAACAACCAAGAGATATCAATTGCCACCATTCAGATAATTCTGGTTTATCCGTAGAATTTAACAATTCAGTTGGCCTAACATATGCTTCCATAGTTACTTGATACACCTGATCAGGAATAGGACGAAGCTTAAATTGACCATTGTAAAACAATATAGATTGAGGAATAGATGGCTGCACTATTAAACACTGAGAAGTCACATTTGCACCAGAAGCTGGAGCAGAAGTAAAATTCAAACTAAAGTTACCTGTTACATATTCAATATATCCATAAGGATACCCTGCTAAACTTCCAGTATAACCAACAGGAGCCAAAGCACCTTTAACGTTACTTGGAGTAGGATTAGGATAATCAATTAAAGATATTCCAAGGCCATTAATATCTTGGGATTCAAAAAGTACTGATCCAGCAACTATCAAACCTACATTACCACTTCCAGAATTTAAAGTGTTATTAATATTTCCAGAAAATGCTGTAGTAGATCCATCCCCCATAGTTAAAGTAACAATAGAATCAATCTTAGGATAAATTCCATAAAACTGATTCTCAGACTGTGACCATAATGCTTGATAACCAGCGATATATGCAGGAGGATTAAAAGTAATATATTTATTTTTGAAATTAAAAAGAGGATTAGTTGCATCAGTAGTATTATTGGCATACGTGTCTACATATGGCTCTGTATAAAAACTGAACGTAGTCTTAAGATACATATGACGCAAATGCTCAGGAAAATCATACAACAAAAAAGTATTAATATAATTTTCAAGGTCAGATTCAGAAAGTTGATTAGTCGACAAACTTCTTGTTAGTCTTCTAACCTTCGTCTTTATTTGCGCTAAAGTAGATAAGTCATTATCTATTGGAATGCTTGGCATAGGATCTCCCAGTCTAAAGATTAATCTAGAATGAGAGTAACAATACTAATTATAAAAACTAGTGCCAAGTACGTTTTGAGTTGCTGCTTGAAGAGTAGAATTATTTTCACCAATCGGTGTACATTGCGCCCATTGAGCACTTAATGGATATAAAACTTGATTAAAATAAACCTCAGTAGAAGCAGGAGAAGCAGTAAAAGTAAAAGCTCCTGTTGTAATATCAAAAGTTCCTGATCCACTTCCACTACAATACATTGCACCAGAACTACTAACAACAAGATACAATTCATCACCTATAGTAAATGACTGACCAATAGAAAATGGAACGACATTGGTAGTTATAGTTCCTGAAAGAGCACCTGAGCCATCAGTAGTTCCGGCATTAATTAAAGACAAAAAAGGGTCCATTAAAGTTGTATCTATATCAATTGAAAATGTTGTATCACTTAATTTAATGATTTCACCTTGCAGTTGATTTGCTTGTTGCATACCAAAACCCTTAGGTATATTCAAACGTATTACCATTCCATCGATATATTGATGATTAGTTGATGTTGTGATCACTGATGGATTTGCGTTCGTTATACTTGAAATTACACGCATTGCGCGTTGAAACACAGGTCTAGTTGCAACAAGAATTGACATAGATTGTCCTTTATTTTTCTACTTCAACAAAGTCTAAGCTTTGGAAGCTACATCTTCTTACTTTTTCTTTAATTTGCATTAAGGCATTATCCTGTATATTAGCTTGCGCTTTTTCGTTGTGTCCATAAACAGGATACCAACAATTAGTATTTAAATGACGAGCAACTCCAAGAGGAACTTCGTATACTTCGCCATCTTTCATTGAATACTTTTCTAATTTATCACCTTTGTACTTTCTGAATACAAAGTCCATTTGTCCACCCGGTACTTCATGAAATCTAAAAATTCCACGTACCATTTTTTGCTCTTCTGCTCGCTTATCGTCCAGAGCAGCGAGCACTGATGGATCCTGTTTTACTACAGGTTTTTTTGCATATTGAGCCATATATTTCCTTTAATTTAACTGGGTTATCCCATTATTATGTAACAGGATAACCCATAAACACTAAAAATCTAATAAAAGATTATTACTGATTATCAACAGAGAATGATTTACCAGATTGCCAGTAGATCACATCTGAAGCAGCACCAGCAGGTCCACCTGCGCCACCACCAAGAATCATACCAATGTATGCTTCATTGATTGTAGCATCAGATAAGATATCTGTCGCAGCAGACAATGCTTCTGCTGTATCTTCCCCTACAGGAATTACTTCCGCAGGAGTAAATGCAACGTTTGAAGTTGTCGGCCATGCAAAAGTTGTAAATGCACTTGAATCAATATCAACAGTAATACTGTTACCACTTGTTGTAGTAGTATCAATTGCTGTAATTGTTCCAAGAAGACCATTCATCTCTACCATTCCAAAATCAGCTGGAACTTGGAAGCGAACTGCTTGACCAACTTTATATCCATGAGTTACAGAAAGAGTTACAACAGCAGATGATGCCTTTGTAATCTTAGTAATTGTTCTTCTACGTGGATAGAAGATTGGATTGAAGTTAATCTTTCTCCAAGAACCTGTTGTTCCTGCAACGATTTGTGCCATATAATCAAGTGAGAATGTACCGCTTGTTAATGTATTATAACCAACAGTAAAATCGATTCCACCTAATTGCTGAGCACCAGTAATATCAATTAAACGTACAACATCACCAGCAACAAGACCGTTTGTACCTGAGTTAGATACAACAGGAATTGAAGCGTTTGAAACTGCAGTAATTGTTGCTTGTAATGTACCAGGAGTTTGTACTGAAGAATCAACTAAAGTAAAACCACCTGATGATAATGCAGCTGGAATAGCAGCAAGAGTAGAAGCAGTTTTAGTATATACTAAACCAGTACCCTGACTCATACCACGTTGCCAAACAGCAGCAACAACTTGACCTGAACCTGTACCACTAGCAAATTGGGTATAGTTATATACTTTTACCCAATCAGTATCAGCACGAAGTTGTAATGTTACGTTAGCACCAGTTGAAGTAAATTTACCTTGTTGGATGATTGTGTTATCCATAATATGTTCCTTTCAAACCGGTTAAGCTAATGTACAACGTAAGTTCAATACCCAAAGGTCATTGAGAATACGTGGAACTTCAGCAAATTTGTAACCAACTGACGCGTTCAATGCTAATGGGCCATCATATATTGGCGGTCTATAGATAAACTGTGCAGAATATCCATCTTGCTCAATACATGCATAAGCTTCCATACCAACACAGAAAATATTGTAAACATTATTTCCTAAGTTAGATGCATTTGGAGTAATAGAACCAATTGATGAGATAAGGAAACGAAGGTTACCAACAGCACCCCATTCTGAACGCAATGCATTCATAGGTGATGGATATTGGTTCTTCTGAATAAATCCATCAACTCCATCTAGATCTTTTGAAAGATCTGTATGACATAATGCAAAGTATGCATCACGAACAGGAGCTGTACCAAATTTATCTTCCCCTTCAATGTTATCCAAGATGGTATAAGCATTGTTTCCAAGAAGAGCACGAACAACATCATCGATGTCTGAACGTGTCAAGTCTGTAGGGTTATCGCCATTTGTTCCAGCAACACAGTTAATAAATGCAGCTGTTGAAGCAAGCATATCACGTGTTAATTGGTCTTCTGTTTGTCTGCTTTCTGTTACTTTCAGCTTATAGCTTACTGACCATTTCTGGCGGGGAGCATTGTTATTTCTCCCTCATAATCTTTCGACTATGGTCGGACTATCGCATATCTAGAACAAAATTCTAGATCCAAACCGCTTAGTCTCTGCGGGTCTTGTAATTCCTTCAGTTTGTCTGTAAAATTATTAATATAACTATTTAACTTTAGGAATAATTCATGTTTAATATTTTTGATCTTGCTTATGCAGCTGGTTACATCGATGGCGATGGATGTTTTTATATTGGAACTTATCAAAGTACCAATTCCACCGTTTATGAATATTCCATTCAAGTTAGTAGTGTCAAAAAAGAATCTACAGAGTGGTTGAAAGAAAAATTTGGAGGCTCTATTAGAATAAAAGAAACAGAAGGCAACAGAAAAACTCCATACGTTTGGACCATCAAAGGACAAGAAAGCATTGATTTTGCTGAAGCAATTCGCCCACATTTGATTGAAAAACAACCAGAATGCGACATATATATTGAATTCGGATTGACCATAATACAAAATGATTTTCAGCCACTTAAAGACGAAGGAGTTCTTGATCGAGCTACTCTCATTAAAAACATGAGACATATTCGACACAATGAAGGACTCATGACAGAAAAGATTGCTAAAAGTTTGAAAATCATCGTAGGACATGGGCATACCGAACGAGATATTGCTTATCTTGCTGGTCTTATTGACGCAGAAGGTTGCTTTAGAGTTAAGAAATGGAATGTTAAAAACAAACCAAATCCTGTTTATGCAATATGCCTTGAGATCGGAAACACTAAAAAATACTTCTTTAAATATTTGTTGAGTGCGTTCGGAGGATCTCTTAGCTATATCGAAGCAAAATCTGCGAATAGAAGAAATTCTGCTACTTGGACTGTATCCGCAAAGAGACTTAATTATCTCTTGGATCGAATACATTCTTTTATTAAAATCAAAAAACCTGTTTGCGAAAAAATTATGGAATTTTACAAAACAAATTTGCCCAACGGAGGCGATAGACATTCTGAATCCTTCAAAAAGAAGTATCAAAATATCCTGCAACTCAGAGAGCAGATTGTTAGTGAAATTCATATTCTTAATGCAAAAGGCCATAAAAACTCCAATTAATTACAAGTTCCCTCTGGTTGCCTTAGGCTAATGCCGTTAGGTTTTCCAAGGTATTCAGGTTTAGTTTAAAGTCCCCCAGTATGTTAAGGGACACTCCTAAACGCGCAGCTGCCTCGTTTAGTACAGGGTCTTGGTTCTGAAGCGTTACTTGCTCGTTCCGTCTATTACTTTCATGACCTGCTCCGCGGCGGGGAAACTTCTTCGAATCTCCCTCTTTACATTACTGTAAAGTTTAGACTATCGCATCCCATAAAGGGTCTCAGGGTTTAGTCGTTCACGCTGCAATTACGCTTGCGCCTTGTTGTCCCATAGGGAGTTCCAAGTCAATTACCCAAGATTTTAAATCCTCAATAAGGCAAAGGATTACATATGTACCGTAGAAGCTCAACTTAGCATCAATGTCCACAGCTGTTAAATTTTGAGCTGGGGGAGTTACACCTGAATTTCCAAGTGGAACCATTGCTGTTTGAAGAGGATTATATCTACGCATACGTAGAGTTGTACCACCGTTGCGAGGCATATTTTTAAGCATCGCAGGGATTTTCATTCTGTTACTTTTAAGACCACTTTCGTGGCGGGGACTTTCTCAACTTATCCCTCTTAAGCTTATCGCCTAAGTTCAGAGCACCGCATCTGCTTTCGCAGTCTTTCCGCTTGCTACGTTCACGCTGCACGCTTTCGCTGCTTGCGCCTTGTTTCCGGTTAGTAAAACCACTTCGGGGTCCAAGTCTATCAGGAAAGATTTTAGATCCACAATATCACTAATGGATCATGTTTGGCACTGGTACGCTCAGTAATTTATAACTGAACGACTGTTGAACCGGAGCCACCGTTGTTACTATCCTTACGGACGGATATCTCATTTCTGGATACCTCAGCGTCTTTCGATCACTGGTCGGAACATCACATCCCTTGCGGGTCTCTGGGTTTGTTCTCTCAGGCTGCACGATTTCTCTGCTTGCCCCTTGTTATCATAGTATTTTCATACATTAGAACTCCAAGACGATTACCAAAGATTTTACTTGCCCACTATCTAGGCAATGAGCTTGTTGTAGTTATAGCCATGCTTTTCCTTATACTAAATATTAAACATATTTACCATAAGACTGACGAGATCTTTTGTACGTCTTTTTTGAATTGGCGAGATTCAGAATACGCCGAAGTTTTTGAGTTAGCGAGACTCGATACGCTAATAAGATTATAAACACTAAAACAATTAAAAATCAATAAAAAGAAAAAGACCCCAATTAAGAGGTCTTGCGATTAACTTACTTCATTTCGAAATGCACCGAATCAACCCTAGTAAATTTTCCACCCCATCTATTTTCAGGATGTAACGATTCCCAGTATTCACCTAGTAATTCATAATCCTTCTTATCCTGCAAAAATACTCCATTTGAAAACAGAAATAGATCCACAGCTAATTTCTTACAATGCTGACTATCAAGTATGCCTTTACCTTCTTTAACATATATTTCTGCCATTTCTTTGGGCCTCATAACTTCGCCCACTGAACAAGTTAATCCCAATGATTCTACATGCTGCAACAACTTAGCTAAGTTCATAGCGAATATATGCTGTTTGTCATTAAGAGTCATACAAATCCTTTCAAATAGAAAACCCGCAATTAAGCGGGTTATAATTTAAATATTTCGGCGAGCTGCACTCATCTCTTTTAATAATTGAGCTTGTAAATCTTTACTCATTCCATTTGCAAATGCATTAGCTTTTGACAATGGACTATCACCTTGTTGTGGATTAAGCGATGTAACTGTTCTTGGCTTAGCTGTATTTTTGAGAGCTATTGCTTTTTGTTGTTCGTATGAAGTATCACGATAGATACCAAATTTCTTCATGATTTTATATGCAGCTGTTGCTTTTGAATATAAATCTTTAGTATCACGAAGCGTTGCAGCTATTTCTGGATATTCTTGATTCAATTGTTGAACAGTATCATTATTAACAACAGCATCAAAATCAGGATACTGAGCTTTAATTTTAGCTTCAGTTGCACTTTCAGAAGATTGAGATCTCATCTGTTTCATCTCTTGACGCATTTTTTTTAATTCAGCAGCCAATCTTTTAGCTTGCTTACCTTCAATTAAAGCATCATCATCAACAGAAAAATCAAAATCTTCATCTTCAATTTCTTGAACAGGTGCTTGTTTTTGTTGTGGTTGCTCAGCTTTCTTTGACTCAAGAACAAGTTTCATCAACTCTTCACGTTCTCGCTCAGCTCTTTCTGCACGTTCACGTAAAGCTTTAAAGTTATTCTCTTGTGACTTATTTTTGAATTGAGAAACTGGTTGAAGTTCTTCTGCTTCATCATTTTCTATTTCAGAAATACCCCGTTCAATCTCTTCAACTTCATCTTGCTCCACTTCAACCTCTTCAGGCTCTTGTATTTCTTGTTGTTGCATTTGCTGCTGATTGCTACCAGCCCATTCATTTGCATCTAATACTGGTGGTTTTTCATCTAATGGAGGCATTGCAATTTCGCCTGTAGCCGCACCATCTTTATAAAAATTCTTCTTTATTGATTTACCGTATGCCATATTTTATCATCCTTTAGTATTCCGCCTCGAACCATTTGTTCACCATTAAACTCTTTCATCTTCCTATAAAGAGTTCCTTCATAAAAATCCATTACAAACTTTAATAATCCCTGCTCTTCAGGAACAATCTTGTTCGCATTCTCTTTAAACATAAGACATGTTTCTCTATCAGGAATTACCCAAACAAATTCAAGTTCGCCTTTTGCATCATTATAGCGATACAATGTCTGATCATACGTTGGCGTAGGACAAACTTTAGTTGGTATATGATAATGTCGTATTACGTTTTGAAGCTTTTCTTCTTTTTTAAGAGCAGTAGTAATAAAAAAACTTCCTTCCATTGCAGATCGCTTTAAACAACTTTCTGCACACTTTTCATTACATGGAATTTCTTTTTTGGCATGCTTAATACACCAAATAAGGTTATTAACATATTCTTGCTCTTGCGCTCGCTGTATATCCTGAGGATTAAGATTCTTTGCATCTGATTTCGACATCAATTCAGATGCTATAGAACCTACCGTTCTTTTACTCATCATTAACCCTTTCATGTATATTTATCACTAATATGCTCAAAAATAGCATAAAATTCAATAAAATACCCCAGAGTTTTACTTCTGGGGAAAAAGGAGGTGAACAATGAATACATTTTATTTTCCGTGCTTAGCTGTACCAGCTGCTCTTCTATCCTCTGCATAGGCTATTGCTCTCGCTTGAGACAATTTCTTTACTTTAGGACCTTTTTTTGACCCCGATCTTAAAGTACCAGATTTAAATTCTTTCATAACTTTTTCAAATTTAGCGTGTCCTTTTTTATGACCAGCTTTAGTATGCTTAGCTACTTTCTTCTTAGAATGATGCTTTTTCTTAGATGCAGATTTTTCATGCTTCTTAGACTCTTTTGCTTCATGCTTTTTATGTTTTAACTTTTTAATTAAAGCTTTATCTTCAGAAGCTTCTTTTTTAAAATTCTTTATATCGCCTTTTAAATGACGAATTACTTCTTTTTTCATGATTATTTACCTTCTCTTTTCATTTTACGTTTTTTTAATTCAGGAAACTTCTTATAAACTTTTGCCTTTATTCCAGCAGGATTAGGCGCAAAATGAGCTCTAGCTAAAGCATTCCTAGCATGAGCCAAATCGGGAATTGGAAAACTAAATTTAGAAGCGCCACCTGAAGCACCAGCAAAGTCTGATGGCTTCACATTTTTATATTTTCCAGTAGATGATGAGCCTTTTTTAGATCTCATTTTCTCTTCAACGCCACGCTTTACTTTGACGCCTTTTGCAACTGTTACCTTCTTACACTTAGAACACTTCATCTTTGAACCTTTAATAAAATTAAGGGGAACTTTCATTCCCCCTAAAACAAGAACCCATATTACCTTACAAGTCGCGCATTTTGTGACTCTAAAGCTTTATTTATTTTCTTTAGAAGCGCTGATTGCTTATCCTGCAATGCATTAGGTTTACCAATGACAGCATTTCTAATTTTCTGACCAAATTTACCTTGTAGCATCGCCGGCATAACAATCTCCTAGTATTTTGAACGTGATTTGTGTTTACGCATTCCTGCGCCATCTTCATCCATCTGCTTGTTAACACCACGAATAGTATCATCAAGATCATACTCTGCATAATGACCTGCTTTTGGCCATGCATGATATTTTACATCCTGAGGAAGATTAGCAACTGCATTATGATCTTCAGAAATCATTTCAAAGTCACGAGCTTCTTGCTTGCGAGCTTTGTTTAAAGGACCTGAATAATCGCCATCATAAAAACGTTTTTTTGCCATAAGAGACCTTTCTTTTGACACTGCACCCATCGATCAAGAGCTTTATGTCATACTACCAATACTAATAAATCATCTCGACAGATGCAAAGTTATAAACTTCTATCAAAAAGTAGGGTAACTTATCAAAAGTTATTTGCAATCTTTTTTGAAACTGATTCAATTCCCAAATGCTTTTCTTATTTTTTCTTAGATTGATTCTACCCTTGCAGGTATAGGATCTGGATCTATCTCTATCCACCATTCATCTATAAGTAATATTACAGAGACACAAGAAGCATCATTATTTGTTTCAGATGCTTCATAAGATATAGTATGCTCGATATCTTTTGGATAAATAATTCGAACAGAATGCTCTGATGCGCTAATAACGGAATAAAAGGTAAGCAAAAATAACATTGCCTTTATTATAAAAACCCTATTAGATCTTAACATGCTTCCAAGTCTTTCCAGTTTTTATACGATAAATAATTTCTCTAGATAAATTAAATCGTTTTTGAATTTGAGAATATGTAAATCCATTAGTCAGCATCATTTTAATTTCTACAACCTGATCTTCATTGATTTTTGCATTATAATTATTAGAACCCAAGGATAAACCATAATTGTCGATATGAACCTTTTTATTATTATCTGACGCAGAAATAAATCTACAATTATCAGGGGAATAATTACCATTATGATCAACTCTATCTATAACTAAACCATGTTTCCATCCAGCAGATAAAGACCAAGAAATAAAAAGCTCAGGGCTATTAATCCACTCACTACAAATACCGATTCCCTTAGCTCCATATTGCGCATAGCTTCTAACGTTTTTATTATAGCATCGAGATTTTATGTTTCTCCAAGTTCTATACAAACTATGCTTATATAATCCTTTATAATTACATCCACAATGCTTAGGAACCTTTCTGGTTATTTCTCTGGTATATAGAACTTTGAAATTTCCACACCTACACAAACAATTCCAAAATCTTTTCATTTGACCAGAACTATTTCTTCTTGATTCCAAAAAAGAAATAACCTTAAAGTATCCATTATCATAATCTATCATATCTTTTTGCATATACACCTCACTATAAAGTTTAGCAATATGCAAAAAGATATCTAGTTAAAAGACTTATTGACCAATTTGAGAAATTAGTTCACTCGCAGGACTTTGAGCTTGTTGATTTTCTGCTCCTATAGGAATATTAGCAACTTGATTAACACCTTGCTCCGATGTTTTCACTTCAGACAACTTTAAAGATTGAGCCATAGAAATTAATTTTTCAAGGTGAGACAAGTCTAATTGTTCGAGCTCTTTTAAAGTTTTTACTAAATCTAATGTTGCACGAGTATCTTCAGCATTTGCCTTATGTAAACGCTCTATACTTAAGGATCTATTTTCGCTAACGCGAGATTCCCTTTCGACAGCCAGTCCCATATCCGCTTGAGAACGCGCTTTTGACAACTCAATCTGCGCCATTTGTAATTGCATTTGCATTTCAGCCTGCTGCTGTTGCATTTGAGCTTGAGCTTCTTTTTGCTTTTTAATAGATTCAATTATTCTTGTTTTATTTTGAATCGTCGAAGCTTCTAAAAGTTCTTCAGGTGGAATAGGAACTCCAGCTTGAGAAAGATTAAAAAGTTGAGCAAACTGCATCTGTTTCTGAGTTCCCGTATTAATACCATCTTCAACGACAGCATTATATCTACCAAAAGCTTTATCGTAAAACTGTTGTGATGGCTCTTCACCTTCAAGAATCTTTTTAACCTTTCCTGGAGTAAAGTTATTTTGAATCAATTCAATCATAATCTTACCAAGAAGACGTTGAGCACGATCCAAATTATCAAAAAGAACCTGCAAAGTCGTAAGACCAGCCCCTTGACGCAACATGGACAATATCCCAGCTTTGTCATCATCAGCAGATCCTAATAATTCTTCATTAACACCTGATATCTCCATAACCTCTTTTGCTAAAAGCTCTGATAATTGAATCATTGATGGTGGTACTTGAGGAGCTTGTATCTGCTGAACATCAGCCATTGAAGCTTCTTCTTTAAGCGCTAAGCCACGTCCTTGACCCGATAAGAAAACGTCTTCTGGATTAACGAGTGCATTTTCCTTGTAAATCCATCCGGAGTTAACTTGTGATTCAAGTATATCCAACTCAATAATACGGCGCCTATTATATAAATACTGAGCATCACGCAAGCCTCTAACCACGCCCTGTATCCTTTGAGGGAAGTAAGGCATCTGTGGATTGTAATAGGCAAATACAGGCACGAAAGGATAAGTATCAATACCCAAAGGATTTGGCCCATCATACATCACCTTTCCTTGTATAACGATTGCTAATTTTACCGTAGGAACTTCAGATTCAATCATTGTAATCTGAGGATACGTTTCTAAAAAAGCATCCAACTTCTCATCTTTTTCACCACGCCATTCTTGTGTTTCTCCCGTTTGGGAATCAACAAGCATACGCTGTGTTCTATAATCACGATAATAAAATTCATCGTACGTCAAAAGATTCTTATATCCATAATTATATGATTCAGGCATAAACTGAAACTTACCATCACGACCAGTTCCTGAATCGTTAAATGGAAGACCTAAAATCTCATCAGCCTTAGATGGCATCAATGATATACATTCTTGCTTAGTTAAAAATGATCGCTTCCAAATAGCATTACAATCTGAAAGATCAGCTTTTCTAAAATATGGATCAATCAAGAATGAGTTATATGAACAGTTATCAACACGAATATTACCAGAAACAGGATCATTTCTATAATCGATCCAAACCTGGATTAAGTTCATCCCTGTAACTAATGCACCATGAAATGATTCTGAAATAGTTTCAAGAACCTGCTCTTGGTTATTAATCCATATTAATATTTTTGAAAATTGATCTGCTGTTTCTTGATCACCATTTTCTACAGGAACACATATCGTAGATTTTCTATTTTTACGCTGATGACCAGATATTAAGTTAATAACACGTCTAATTCGATTAAAATTAAATTGACGACGACGATTCGCGGGCAAGTTACCATATAAATCAGACCACAAAGTCTGATCACCTACCTCAAATCTCGTATCTGTATCTGCTTCTGACCAAAATGATTGGTTAATAGTTATAGAATTAGCATAAAACGCTTCCATTTTAGATAGAAGACCCTTGTCATTAGTATCGTAATATTGCGGCGAAAGTGGGGCAAATATCATACATTAAACTCCTACATAAAGAACGTTCTTTATTTTGTCGACTTTATTAGTGTAAGACCAGTACTATCTTTAGCAAGCATCCAACTATTTAATAACACTTTTAATCCATTCTTTCGTATGTGTCGGAATAGGCCTTTTGTTCTTATATGTTCTATAAAGATTATAAGGGTCATTTTGTCGATATCTCATACGAACAATTGAACCAGAAGAACTATTAATAGAGCTATCAGAAATGCTTTGGCTAGAATCCACATGAGATATAGAGCCAAATAAAAAATCAGAAACAAAAAGATAAAAAAAAAGAATGAACATATTACCTCACCTTTTTAGGACGGCCACGTTTTCTTTTAACCTCTAAACATGGAACAATTTTATCCGGCTCCCATTTATAACATACAGCCTTATTACATGTCCATGGATCTATGCAAGAAACATCATGCGCCTTCATTGCTCTTGTTTGCATAGCTTGTGCTTGTTCTTCAAATGCTTGAGCTACACGCTTTCTAGTCTCTGCATCTCGAGTACAAGATTTTTCTGTTTTAGTTTTTGAAAGCGGAGCAACTTCTTCATCAAATAAAAATAATTTACTATAAATCCATTGCTTGATTCTGTTTATCATGATCTTCCTTTTTTAATTGCTGCTTAATATGCCAATTATCTTTATCTAATGGCAATGAAGTAATTCTGTCACCATTCTCATCAACACGATTCACAACATCTTCTTTGATTATTTCTACTTGCATATCAAGAGTATCGATGCCAGATGCAAATGCAGTTACCATCCACCAAGAATTCTTACCTGCATGCATATCTAATACACAATGTTTTACTATAGCATCAGCAAGATCATAAGCTTGCTGATTAAAAGCATCTTTTTCTTCCTTAGTAGTAGGATAAATAAAGTTATAAAGATCACCTTTAAAAGTGACTTCAAATGATTTATCAGGAGCAGTTAATAAATTAACGAGATCAAACTTAATCTCACGACATATCATCACTCTTTTGCGATCAGAAGCCTTATTATCCATCTCCCAAAGATCTACATACTTTTGTATTTTCATCTCTAGATCTTTTAATGATTCACTTAATCTTTTTTGCATTAATATCCCTTAAAATCGCTAAAAAATCCTGTACCAGCATTATCACCATACATCGCTTTATTGTATCTATTTTTAAGCTCTTGAGGGGAACTATTAGGAGTAAGTTTAGGAATAGCTAATGCTAAATAACGCATTGCATCACAATTATGCACCAAAGCACCATTTGACAATGAAAATTCATTATATACATCAACGTATATATCCCAAACATCTTCTTTATCTTCAAGATATTTTATTTCTTCTATAAGCAGAGGCTTTACAGTTTGCATGACAATACTTTTGAGTATTTCCATTTTTTCTAACAAGCGCTTCGAACTTTTTTCCACAATATAAACAGTTTCGTCCATCTCTTTTCCATTTAAGCCAACTAGCCGTTTGCTTAGCATGCTTCTTATGCCACGCAATTCCCTCCAAAGATCCATGCCATTTTCTGGCAGCCTCTCTAGCTTTGAGGCAAAGTCCTTTACTATTAGGGTTAGGCAAACTGAGATGCTCTGAACTTGGCAAGCATTCAAGATTTGACAATCTATTATCATGGATAACATTGTTCTTGTGATGAATGTGACAATCTTCTGGAATTTCTCCAAAAGCTTTTCGCCAGACATCTCTGTGTAATCTACTTCCTCCCTTAGAAAAATATCGCTCTCTTGCGTATACTCTATAAACATGTCCATTAAAGTATTGAGTATGCTCATCAAGGACGATTGGATCTCGATATTCTTCACTAGGTCTTTTGCAGATTTCCACCCGTTTACCGTCTTGAATAAATGCTCCGGCGTACATTTCACCTTCGTACCGTCTTGAAACAATACTTCCACAAGATTTGCATGTCTCTTGGTTATCATAGATTGACTGCACTTCATCCATCCTACATTCGTTAATATTTCATCATTATGATTTAAATTAATTATAGGACGCATTCCGTTACGCGTCAATACTTTTGTATCGGCAGTAAAGCATGCATGACTATTATTATCATGCAGAGGCTGAGATTTATATACTTTACGCTTACTATCATATTCTTGACGATAGTTCTCCAGAGCTTTTATAAGCTTACCACAACTCGGTTCATTGAACCAACATTTTGGAAGTATTCTTCGAACTGCTTCAATTCCATCATCTATCGACGGTAATTTACCTTCTGTTCGCATGAAAGTAATTCCTAAATCATGCATCATCTTCCAGCGAGATACTCCAGTAGACAAATCATGAACAGCAATATCATGAGGTGCAATGTGTTTACCATACGTATAAGGTTTTTCGAAAATAACTTTGGCATAATGTTCTAGCCCTTGCTTATTGTTCTCATAATAGTCAATAATTCTAATAGTTGGTCCATGTAATTGCGCAAATATAATTACCGTTGAATCGTTATATCCAAGGTCCCAAAAAGTATGAGTCAAAAGTCCGGGTTCATAAGGGAAATTTCCAATCTGATTTTTCTTTCTAAGGTCATCTATATATTTACCGTAAAACGATCCTTCTACACCGAGCGAAAACGAGCAAAAAAATTCTTGTTGCACAAGATCCCAACTAATCTGCCCAGAATCTATTTCTTTTTGAATTTCTTCCATAGAAATATGCTTGGTATCTTCTATTGTTAGCCTTTCACAAAACCAATCATCTCTATTTTTTACAGTTTCATACAAATCGAAGAAAAACGAACGACCCCTTGGCGTTGAAATAAACATAGCCCAACCATTTGAAGCTTTTAAAATAGGAATACTGAGTTTCCAGGCCATATCGTTCTGCAGCGCGTATTCCGAAAATACTATACCCACAGCATTGGTTCCCACCAATGAACGATCAACATCATCGGAACCCAAAACCTGTATTTGAGAACCATTTATAAGCTTGATTCGCATCATCTGCTCATTTTTAGATTCAACAATATCATCAGGGATATAATAATTAAGAATTCTATTTCCAGAAATATCAATAGCATCCCACAAAATACGTCTTCCACTAGAAAACGTCGGATACACTATAAAATAATTTCCAACCCTTCTAAGCGCTGCTCTTAATAACAAATTTAATGAACATATCTCTTTTCCTGCGCGTCTAGGGCCATATCAATAAAAATCGTTTATACTTTTGAGATTCAAAAGCATTCACCAACTTTTGTTGATAATCCCTCGGCTGAAATTTATCTAATTTAATTGTCTTTTGATTCATATGTCTATATTCTCTTAATCGATAGTTATATATTTAAAATGATATTTTGCATTTTGAAATATATTGAAATAACTAATCATCAACAAAAAAGAGTTAAGATTCGATATTTTTATATCAACTTTTAACTCTTTTTTGTTATTATTATTCATTAATCAGCTTTCAACTCTGTAACCACTTCCGGCTTCATCCAAACTGCAATATCACTCATATTAATTAAATACAAATCATTTTTAAACATTTCCCAATTTGATGGCTTAACAAATATTTGAACACCAATATCTGCAGGAGCTGCATATACTATCTCAAACAAACACCAATCATTCTGGTTAATCTCTAAGGCTTTAGCTAATACATAACCTTGTCTTGGCTGAAAATTCATAATAAACCTTTCTTTATTTGTTTCTTTAATATCTTCACATTATCTCTCATGTCATCTAATGCTTTTACCATCTGATCAAACTCTTTTAAAGTTAACATCAGATATGTTGTATCATCACCTTCAAAAAACCTTAAGTTAATTCTTGGCTTCTTGATTTTCTTGAGTGTCATTTTCTAATCCACAAGCAATACATTTACATGGCTCTACTACCTTCTGCTCTAACGCATTTTGTTGTCGACGGATATAAGAATCTATTAATGGTTCATACTCTTTTTTAAGGAGCTTTTTTGATATCTTATGAGCAGGGTGTAAAAGGTCATTAATAAGCACAAAAGTCATCGTTAACGCATGCAATTTATTCTTCTGATCTTCGGTTGCATCCTCAATTTTTTTAACATTGAGCGCTAATATTTCCTTGTCAATGCACTGCAGGTGATAATATCCATTCAAGATCATTTCAGTAAATAGATTGCGCAACTCTGTTGCTGTAGGTTTCTTATTTGCCATTTACAGATCCATTCATATTGTATTGAGCTCCCAATGAATTTAATAACTCATCAACCTCATTTTTGCCTATAGGACGAACAAGTTCAAATTCAGGAACATGTTGAGCACAAAAATAAGAAGGTGACCCATAGCTAAACATAGCTATTACAGGACGTTTACCACAAGGACAAAAAACTTCTTTATTATTAACAATCGTTGCAACATGTCCATTGTTAAAATTAACTGACACATCGTAACGGTACTGAGCAGAAAAACATGAAAAAGTTACACATAGTAACAAAAATAAGGATTTATACATACTAAACTCTATTCACAATAAATTAAAATACGCTTTCTTTTTATAACAAAATCTACACTGCTTATTCTGTAGATTGATTATTAAATAAACATCTCGAATAAACTCCTTTCCGCACGAACACACAACCTTATAAATATTGGCCTTCTGATCTACTACTGAGACAATACTCCATTCATTAAATCTCTTTCCTGAATAGTCATCTTTATTCATAGTTCGAGGCTTTATACGAATCACTGCTTCATTGCTGCTTTCTTCTTCATCTTGCTCATCATCAAAATACTGTTTAACGTTCACTCTTTACCCTTTAAAGATAGATCATTAATTTCCACTACTACCTTCTGCTGATTTCCATCGTCTTGCTTTAAATTTGCTTTCCATTGCATGAACTCTTTCCACTCAGGGTCATATTTAGCTAAGCTATTCCATGCAAACGTAGGATCTAATTTTCGCGTTAATCCACCAACCTCTCTTTTGTCTGCAAATTGCTCTACAGCAAACTGATAAGCTAAATTTAATTCTGGATACTTATCTTTCCATCTATAAAATGTCATTTTAGTTAATCCTTTCATCTTACAAAAAGAAGTAAGAGTCAAAGAATCTTCTTTAAGTGACCATTGAGCCAAGTCTTCACCCAATTGATGTATAAATGCTTCTGTTACTGGTTGAGTTTTTAAACCCATAAAATCGCGATACTCCTCTAACCATTTGGAATTTCTCGCGGTATCTAAATTTGTAGGTTTCTTTAAAACTCTGTTAGAGTTAGACTTTTTTGCCATTTTTTTCTCCAGTATTTAACGATCTGATCGAGAATTCGACCCTTGGATTAATATCATATATCTTTTTAGCGCAGATGGAAGAAATTTGAGCGTCATCTTTATAAACAACGTCATTAGCAAGATCGGCTACAAATTTAATCATATTATCAAGATCATTACGCTTATCGTAATACTGACCTATTAACGATTGTTGTACTTTTTTGCTTGCAGAAGAAGGAATAGGCATATAGAAAGTAATATCCATATGAAGAGGTCCTTCAAATAAAGGATCGTCATCATGCTGAGATTGAAGACCAATAGATAATACCAACATCTCACTACGCTGCGGATTATATACTTTTTTAGTAACGGATGAAAATCGAGGCCTTTTTAGACTTATGGGATTTCCAGGTATCACATATACACGCATACAATCCTTTCAAAAAAAAGAGGCTGTTAACCCTGGAGAGAGTAGCAACAGCCCCTAAACAATATTTTCTCAAAAACCTATACAGAGGTTTTCATGAACAATTATACTATATCACATTTGCTGATTGGCAGCTATCCATTCTCTAATATTTTCTTGAATCTCAGGATCAATCCAATTACCTAAAAACTGTAACCCTTTAGCAACTGTTACCGGATCCACTTGAACCTTCTGCTTAGTTAAATCACGAGATGAATAAACTTCAGGTTCTTTTAACTTTGGCTTAGAAAAGTCTAAGAAGTCTATCTGCTCTTCTTGTGTAAGCGATGAATTTTGATCTATGTTAAACGTTCTTAAGTTGTCATAATACTTAGACCATAAAACAGATCTTCCTTCGCTCTTACACCGGCTATCGCATTCTTTAATTAACCACTTAACTTTGTCATATACCTTGTTCTGTTGTTGTAACTTTTTATAACTAGCATTAACAACCGTTGCAGGAAATACTTGTAATTTGATAAGACCATGCTGACTTAACTTAAGAACCTTAGTTAATCCATCCCAGAATAATTGCTCTTTTGTCATACATCCTCAATACATCTTACGATGCCTTTTCTATTTCTAACTAAATCATTACCAATATCTTGCCACTCAAGAGTGTCAATTTCTGGTTTTTTTATAATTTTTTTAAAAAATTGGGATATATGGTCACTGACCGTTAACATTCGATTAGCTCGAGGCTCTTTATTGACAGTCAATGGTACATGACTATGTATAATATTATTATTAATAACATTATTCTTTTTATATAGGGTGTCTTTTTTTCCAAAAACCCATTTTAATACAGAAAAAATATATTTCTTTAACGCAGAAAAACGATTGATTAGAAACTTGGCATATTGAAACACTTCTCTGTTTAATGAATAAATATTACGGGATCGATTACCACCAACTTGCTTCTTAAACAACAAGCCTCTTCTAACTAATTCATTAATTAATTTTTGAGTGTATCTTTCATCACAATTTATTGCTTCAGCGATTTTTTTTACAGATATTTTGATTGTATGCTTATACAT